AAGACGGGGCAGTCAATGAATAGCGGTTCTGTTGCTCAATCACCTCGGAGCGTAGCCAGCTCTCAGCTCGAAAAACAGATTTCCCCCGGACGTGGCCGTACCTCAGCGAGCAGCATGACTGCCAATGAGGCCAAGGCATACAACCGGGCGGACGTTGCCAAGTTCTTTGACGACGTGCGCAAAGGTCTGTATAAGGGTCGTGAGCAGGAGCGTGACCGGATCGAACGCGATATCTTCGCCGCACAGCGCGAAGGTCGCATAACATAAACTGGCTAAGTGAAAGGACACCACATGGCCTATCCCGTTGCTCCCGGCCGTCCCGACTACTCGGGGAATTTTATTCCCGAGATTTGGTCCGGCAAACTGATCGAGAACTTCTACGACGCCACCGTGCTGTCGGCGATCTCGAACACCGACTACGAAGGCGAAATTCGCCGCATGGGCGATACGGTTAACATCCGTACCCAGCCCAACATCACCATCCGTGAGTACGTCAAGGGCCAGAACCTTATCGTCGAGAACCCGGATTCGCCCAAGCTGCAGCTGCTCATCGACAAAGGTGAGTACTTCTCCTGCATCGAAGACGACATCGACCGTGTTCAGTCGGACGTCAAGCTGATGGACATGTGGTCGAAAGACGCTTCCGAGCAGATGAAAGTCAAGATCGACCAGCGCGTTCTGACCGACATGCTGCCGGACATCGCTGCAGCCAACAAGGGTGCCACTGCTGGTCAGCAGTCGGCAGCGTTCAACCTCGGCACGACCGGCTCGCCGCTGACCGTGACCAAGGACGGCGCATCGGCCACCACCCCGGTGATCGACCTGATCGTTGACATGGGCACCGTGCTTGACGAGGCCAACGTGCCGGAGTCGGACCGCTACCTTGTGATCCCGGCCCGCATGGCTGGTCTCATCAAGAAGTCGGAACTGAAAGATGCTTCGCTGACTGGCGACAGCACCAGCCCGGTCCGCAACGGCCGTCTCGGCATGATCGACCGCTTCACGCTCTACGTGTCGCACAACCTGAGCGTCTCGTCCGGCAAGACTTCGATCATCGCCGGCCACAAGATGGGCTTCACCTTCGCGTCGCAGATGACTGAGATGGAAACTATCCGCGCTCAGTCCACCTTCGGCAACATCGTGCGCGGCCTGCAGGTGTACGGCTACAAGGTTGTGAAACCCGAGGCGCTGGCGCAAGCCGTCGTCCAGTTCGCATAAGGAGACCAGATCATGGTTGCTTACACTGACTCTCTCGGGTTCTACAAGAACTCGGCTGGCTTCACCGCCAACGGCACCGACCGCGTTAGCGTCACCGAGATCGAAATTGATTTCGCCAAGATCGCGGCCGCCCGCACTGCAGCCGGCGCAGCCGCGCTGACCTCCACCGACACGCTGGTCATCGGTGTGCTGCCCAAGGGCTCGTTTGTTTTGTCTGGCGTTGCGACGCTGGAGAAGGCAGAGGGCGCAGCGGGTAACATCGACGTCGGCATCGGCGGCGGCACTGTCGATTTCTGGGTCGACGGTTTCGATCTGAACGCTGCGGTGGGTACCACCGGTGGTTATGCTGATGCTGCAGCATACTACTGCGCGGTGAATACCAACGTCCTGATGACCATCAACTCTGCCAGTCTCGACGTAGCTCGCGTCAAGATTTCGCTGGCGGTGGTCAACATGGGCGCTGACCTCGGCACCATTCCGTCGGCCTAATGATGGGGGCTTCGGCCCCCATCTCCCAACAAAAGGAGACTGAAAATGGGTGTCTATACAGGTATCTCGCAGGACAACGTGCGGATCAACAGCGGCAATGCTACTTTGCAGACGCTGACCGTAACGGGTACTGTGTCGATTACCGGCATGGTCCAGAACGTGCGTCAGCGGTTTACGATCGCTGAGATCAACGCTGGTGCCACGCTTGTTGCAGCTGTCGCTGGTAAGTCCATCCGCATGGTGTCGTGCAAAGCTATCGCCGTTGGCGGTGCTGCTGGCGCCGTGACCACGGTGGACGTGCTGGGAACTCTGAGCACCGGGCGCAAGCTCGTTGCCTTTGCGCAGGCTAACCTGACGCAGAGCACTGTGCTCACCGATGGCGGCACTGGTGGTGCGGTCCTCGCAGATGGTGCGTCCTACACCGCAAACGACGCGGGTACGGCCGTCACTGTCGGCAAGACTGGCAGCAACGTGACGACTGCAACGCACATCGACGTGATCTTCGATTACGTCCTTGTCTAAAATCTGCGAGGCCCTTCGGGGCCTCGCTACACTCACAAGAGGACACGCCCATGCCCGGCAAGCGGATCACAGACCTCACGGCTCTCTCTGGTGCGAACAGCGCCAACAACGACGATCTCGTGATCTTCGACGCAACGGCCAGTGAGACTAAGCGCATCTCGCGCTCGCAACTGGCTGAGGGTATGCAGGCTGATGTGCAGGTCCTGACTAACAAGACCTTGGCTCTCGGGTCCAACACGGTGACGGGCACGACCGCCCAGTTCAACACCGCGCTTACCGATGGCGACTTCGCCACACTGGCAGGGGCAGAGACCCTGACCAACAAGACCGTTAGTGGCGGCACCATCGACGGGGCTGTTATCGGTGGGTCTTCTGCTGCTGCCGGGACGTTCACCACGGCAACTGTTTCGGGAAATCTTACCGTAGATACTACCACGCTGTTTGTGGATGCGACGAACAACCGTGTGGGCGTTGGCACCATTACCCCTGCAGAGAAACTAGACATTGTGAGCGGTCTTGCAAGATTTGCAAACGACATTACCCCAGCTACCGAGGGCGATGGCGCAGCTTACTTTGGCAAGATTGGTGGTCAGGCGTTTGTGTCTAACATTGGTGGCTTTGCTATCCGGGATAATGGCACAACTCGACTTACCGTAGACACTTCGGGCAACGTAGGGATTGGGGAGACGGTCCCGGACTATAAATTGGATGTGAACGGTGCCATTGGCTTTGCCCCCGGTGCTTCCGTGACCCCAGTAGACAACGGCGATGTGGTATTTGAGTTGACTAACAATACTACCCTGACGATCAAGGCCAAAGGGTCTGATGGTGTCGTCCGCTCTGCAACGATTACTTTGGCATAACCCCTAACCAGAAGGAGGATCACGATGACCAAGAAACAAACCATCGTCATTGATGACCAACAATACACCGAGGACCAACTACCATGCCAACGAACCTGACGACGCAGAAGATCAAAGACACCTTCGACCAAGTCCTGCACGTTGACGGGGGTCCGGAGGCTGCGGAGAAGACTGTCTACAGCGGGACTGGTGTGGCCACGGCGCTCAAGGTCGGGACCGGCTCTGCCTCGGTGGACAACGTCCAGCTGGATGGCAACACCATCCGCACGCTCGACACGAACGGCAACCTCACGCTGGCTCCCAACGGGACCGGTTATGTCGCCATCGCCAAGGCAGCCATCACTGGCGGCACCATCGCAGGGATCACGGACCTCGCCATCGCAGATGGCGGCACCGGCGCCTCAGACGCCTCGGGTGCACGGACTAACCTCGGCCTCGGCACCATTGCCACGCAGAACTCCAACGACGTCAGCATCACCGGTGGGTCTATCACCGGCGTTGTCTTCACTGGCAGTTTCTCTGGCATCACGTCTATTACGTCGGATTCGTTCTTCACGTCCGCAGCTGCGGCCGGGCTAACGCTGACCAACAACAACCTGCTGGCCGACGGCACCGATACCAACATTGACATCAACATCACGCCCAAGGGCACGGGTGAGGTCAACGTCACAAACATCGACGTCCTGAGTGGCAAGGTGCCGTTTACCACGATCACCAACCGGGCCTACGCCGCTTTCTCCGATATCACGGACCAAACCGGCAGCATCTCGGCCGCAACGGCAGTTAAGTTTGGCACAACCGACGTTGCCGGCGCTGGGATCACCATGGTGACTGACGGAACCAACCTGACGCGCCTGACCTTTGCCGCGGCCGGAACATACATGGTGGCCCCGGGCCTGCAACTCGCAAACTCCGATACGGCCGACCATGACGTCACCGTGTGGTTGGCGCGCAACGGTACCAATGTCGCTAGGTCGGCAACTAAGGTCACGGTGCCCAAGGCGACTGACGGCGGGAACACCGTCCTCCAGATCATGTTCTACGTCACTGTGACGGCCGGACAGTACGTCCAAGTCCTGTGGCTTCCCGAGAACGTCGCAGTAACTATCGACCACACCGCTGCGGGGGCCATCGCTCCTGCCATCCCGTCGTCCATCATCGTAGCCGAGAGGATCGCGTAATGGCTAAGACACCCGCATGGCAACGCAAAGAGGGTAAGGCCGAGAGCGGCGGGCTCAACGCCAAAGGGCGTGCGTCCTACAACAAGGCGAACCCCGGCAAGCCGGGGCTCAAGGCACCGCAGCCTGAGGGTGGTCCGCGCCGCGACAGCTTCTGCGCCCGGATGGAGGGCATGAAGAAGAAGCTGACGTCGAAGAAGACGGCCAACGACCCGAACAGCCGGATCAACAAATCTCTGCGCGCGTGGAACTGCTGACATGGC